GTTTGCATTTTCCCAGCTTTTATCGTCGCACTGGGAAGGGGAAGCCATACCGTCTCACCTTCTGCACTCAGAGTCCACCATCCTTTCAAGAATGTGGCGCTCCAAAGCTCGGGATGAAACTTCAGCTTGGCACATAGTCCCACCTCAGCATATGCAGAAGACCAGTCCTTGGGAGACCGGCTTCCTGCAATGCCTATAGTGATGACCAGGTTAATTACGGTATTGAACAACGTGGTAGCAGGTTGTCCAGTAGGTTGGGACCATCCGACAGCTCCCTTTCCAAACATCTTAGGGTGTTGAAACACATAGTTCAAATCCATAAGATGACCCAAACGCAAAGCGAGTTCACTGTAACCCCATGCCGTCAGCAACGACGAAATGAGGGAAACAATGGCTCCGTTCTGCGATTGGTCGTACTTGGAAAAGTCGCTCTCAAAGAAAAGAGCTCCTCCCTCTACGCACACATAACCTACCGTATCGTCTCCAGCACACGCAACAGTATTGACACATTGGTCCAGGAGCTCACTTCCTAAGAAGTTGAGCTCCTGTCCAGTGCGCCCACTGCCTATGCGCCCTCGGAAGATCCCATTGGGAGTAGTGATGAGTCCGTTTTCCAACATACTCTTCACACTCACCATGAGGTTTTCAACAAGGGGACCGTAAGCTGCCATCACAATCCCATTGAAGGAAATGATGGGTCTCGCGGTCTTGCCGGAAGGGAGGGTTTCGTTCGTCTTGGCGCTAAGGGTGGCTCTTTCGGAAATTTTCCCACTCAAGCAAGCTTCTATAAACGCTTGGTAGTACAACTGCCCTTTCTTCTTGTTTTCACAAAAAGCCGCCAATTCAGCCGGAGCCGTTTCGTCGACAAGGACCATGGACATAAACATGCGTTTATATTCTTCTAACTTGAGCACTTGGAGAGTTTCTTCGTCACTGCCAGGGGTCTTGTAGTAAGGGGGAACCGTGTGAACACGTACAATGGCTCCATAGAGACTCATCACATGTTTAGGCACAGCGGGGAACACGCTGGTAGAGACCAGCAATGGGTAGAAGCCTTCGTCCTGAACATCTAACGAACCAAGCGCAGCAACAATTTTGCTGTGCTCGTCCAAGAGTTCCTCAGAAGACATTTTGTCACTCATCTTATACGTCTTTCCTTCAATATTGAATACGGTAGCTCCTTTCCATGCTATCGGTCCTTTCGGAACGACAGGGACGCACGGGAAGGCCTTTCCTGTAGAACTCACAAAGGCGTGATCGCATTCCACAGGACCGCTCATCCACTGCTCAATGACATCATCCTCCGTTTGGGCAAAATACATTGCAGGACAGTCCGGATTTGAGATGTTAAAGGCAACATGGCAAATCAGACACAGCAAGAAAATGGCAAAGGGAGACATCGTTGGCATACCGTAGAAATAATTCTCAATGCGGTATTGGACATCAGCGAAGCGTAAAGCAAAATCGAAAAAACTCCTCGACAGAAGCGAATGCCTCCAGTAAAGGTAAGTAAAAGAAGGGACATAAGAGGAAAACGTTCCGAACGCCATCAAAGACGTGAGGAACAGGGTCGTTTTCCATTGTTTCTTTACGATCTTTTGACAGATCTCCCACAAGCGCAACAAATGCAGGTAGGGGGTAATTACAGCCAACGTGTGAAACAAGAGTTCTTCGAGGAAAGCCGCCTGAATGCGGACTGCCATCGATTCTTTTCTCACTGGGGGGGCTGGGGCACGGGCCCAAGACGCAAGCGTCTCAAACGCGGAATAGGCTGCGCGAAGATTGAACATCTCCTCTGCAGCTTCGGCGCGTTTGCGATACAAAACGTATTTGGCGGTACTTGAAGCAATG